GACGATACAAATAACTATTGTATGATGGTTTATATAGATGAAGGAGATTTGAAAATGTCATTTATTGACGACTATGAAGAACTTATTGAAAAAGAATTAGATCGCATTGACAATTTGTATGAACTAGGTCATACTGATACTGATGGTGATATAAATGTATTATTGGATTTACCCGAAGATCATGATTGGCTAATGACATGGTATAACGACTATAACCAAAATGGAGTAAAATAATGGACAATATTTTTATGGTGTTTTTTGCTGTAGATTATTTAAAAACCGCATTTTTTGCATATAAATTTTAATGATTCGTTTGAAAGTTGTAGAATTGATTGGTAAGCGTCCCTTCGGTTGTTATATGGATAAGTATGGGAATCGTTCAGGGAATATTTTAGAAATACATATTTGTATCCACATTTGTTATATGGAAATAGAGTTCATGTGGATTTAGATGGATACAATCAATATGGACGTTCATTTATCATGGGTGCATTTACCGATTTAATATTAGTCGATGAATTAGATTATAAATTTTTATCTACACGCCTAACTTACCATCACTCAAAATTAAATTCAATAAATCAACTAATTGATTATCACCTACTTGAGGCGTCAATATTGTGAGAAAAAGATTATGGATTTCATTAATGGTAGGAATCCTTGCATCACCAACTATAAATGCTAACGAATCAGAAAAAACTATTTTTTATGATGATTTTGTACCGTTATGTACTATATTTGGTGGAAGGATGTCACGAAGTAATGATACAACGGCTGAACAAATTTTCACCTCATGTAATTGCGTGAATGATTATATCATAGAAAATAATATCACGCATGAAGGATTACGTGTCGATTTGTCAATTGGTGTATTTTCTAAAATGGAGTATTATCTAAAAAGAGATGGATTGTCCGCTGAAGAACAATTCCATCATATTGCGGAAGTGATTCAGAAATGCCCTATCGATTGATTATTTGACGTTCAATGAACTTATTGGGTTTAGGGTTACTATGACGGTATGTTTTAAACGACATGCCGTTTGTCGTTTGTGGGATATTCGCAGTAAATTCCTTATTCTGTCTTAAATCCACATTATCGCTAATTAGCTTTTCAATTAAGGTTAAAGCATTAACATTCTGTTCTTGAATATCCTGCATCACTTAATTTAGCTTTAATTAATTCTATATATTGAACATTTGACATTAAAATAATCCTGAAATTAAACTACTGGTTGATCTACCAGCGTCACGTCCAATCTCCCTTACTGTATCTTGAACGCCTTGAAATAAACCCGTTGCTTCTGCTACTGTTTGACCTGCATCAAGTGACCACTCAACTGCTTGTCTTCCTAATTCCCGTTTAACTGGATCATTAGAACCTAATAATTCCCTGGCAGCATTAATAGCCTCTTGTTGTGCTAACTGTAAGGTTGCTTGTGCGTAAGGATTGTCTAAATTAGTCATACGTTGGTCATCAACATCTTGTTGACCTTGCACCGCATTTATATTTCTTGCAGGATTAAAATTTACCAATTCGAATGGTGAACCTGCAAATATACTTGCACCTGCTGGTGAATTTATAAAATCGATAAAATTGCCACGAACTTCCACCATTTGATAATATTCATATTTTATATCAAACGTTGCCATGATTTGTTCATCAGAGCCGTAATCTAAATTGTCATAACTAAATGACGTTAAAAAAGGGTTCACTATTCTAATTCTTTTGGTAGAACTAGGCCATATCATATATAGATCAATATATTTTATCAAATGCTTTAAATCATTGCCACTACGACTACCCAATGGTGAATATACAAAATCAGCATCAGGGTTTTTAAAATCATTGACGTAGTATGACGCGATTGTATCCCATATTTCCAACATAGACGATTTACTAGAGCCTTCAACAATTTGCGAAACCGATTCACCAAATGTTGACGTAATTGGTTGATAGCGTACTCTTCTTGGTGAAACAATATGACGATTATATTGATTTATTTCATCGGTTTCAATTTCCATTTTAGGAAAGGTGGTGTTTTTCAAACTCAACGTCAGTGAATTTGGGAAAGAACGCATATTGTTACTTCTAAAATACTCTCCAGTATTAAATACGAAGTCCGCCAAAAACATATACTTCATCATTGGATGTGAGTCATTTATGGCATCACTACTTTCATCCAAACGATACTTAGTCATTGCATAAAGGTCACCATGAAAGAATTCTTCCATTGGACTTTCTTGGTTAGTTACACCTGAATATTGTGGTGGTATGTTTTGACCTTCATCCAAAAATCCTTCAAAAAAATCACCTAATAATCCACCAGCGGCACGCCCTAAAGCATCACGAATTGGATTTGTGGCACGTTTAGCTATTTGTTCATCTATTACCGTTTTTATCGACCTACCTAATGAATCTACTGAACGTTCAACGAATCCACGTGTAGCATCGCTTGCTGCCTGCGTTATTCGATTAGGGTTTAACAGATTACTCACTTGATCTTGAACACGTATCAATGGTCGTGTAATGTCTATTTCATTGACAAAACGGGTAGTGGAATTTGATACGGATTGGCCTATATCTGACGCGAAATCAGAAAATCCAGGGCTAGGATTACTGGGTGATTGTGGTGGCCTACTATTATCAATCTCGTCTATAAAACTCATTTAATATCCTTATCGTCTAAAATCCACTTCATTTATAAAACCGCCATTACTAGGTGGTGGATTATTTTGTGGTGGTCTACCATTAAATAATCCGGTTGCATAATCCGCACCCGATTGAATGGCACTACTCATATTACTAGTAACGTTATTTATTCCTTGATTAATAAAATTAAATTGACTACCTAATGTTTGGTTTATAAATGAACCCGTAGTATCAATTACGCCACTTATAGCATCATCCACAAATCCTACTAAACTATCTGTTGCACGATTAACTACACCATAAATTTCATCAACTACACTATTGGTTACTTGATTTAATCCACTCAAATCACCAACCGTTAATGAGCGTCCACCTCTTTCATTATATTGATGTGCGCTTGCCAAATTGATTCTTTGTGGTGAAAATATATATACGTTATTAAAGCCGATGGTCAAAGAAACACGCTGAAAGTCGGTAGTTGATTCATAGCTATTATCACCAAAATCATTATTTAAAATACTACAGCCAGTAAAGAACCATCGTTCAATACCTGTATGACCTACTCTACCATCCATTACTTCCAACATAATATCAAAATTGAAATTACGACCAAAACCACTTGAATGTGGCATATATTTTTGTTGTTGGAGATACGTCTGACGCATAATGAAACGTAATGCCGCATTTTTTATATCATCACGCATAGTGATGTTTAAATTCTCCCACGTGGGTCTACCATAGGTCTTACCTTTACCAATAAAACTTGACACTGGAATTTCAGCATAACTCACATTTGGCTTATTAAAAGATACAACATTACCCATTAATGCTAATCGCTCTTCATCTGTTTGAATTACACCTTGTGATCCTACCCCTGTTAATGATAATCTTTGATTGCCGAAATTATAAAAAAATACGCGATATCTATTTTTAAATTTAGGTTGTATCGTTGGCGCACGTTCATCGCCTGTAGTGTCAATAGGAACACCAAATTTATTATTCATACCACCTCCGATGATTTACTCATTACATAGAACAATGACGATAGTTGTTGCAATGCACCTTGTGATTCGCTATAATGGTCATTAATATGATCATATTCGATGCTCATGCTTATTATAGAGGCTTCACCTGATGAATAATTATTTTCACCAAAATCTATATCTGATATGAAACATCCATCTAATTTCCAAGCATCGACCGCACGGATTTCCTCTTGACCATCCAATGTTTCAACTAATAAGGTGAATTTCGAAACCCCTGAACTTAAGGCATATCGCCCACGTTTTAAATCATATTGTTTTTGTAGCTGACTATTAATGGCAAACATGACATTGTTTTCAATGTCATCACGTAGTGTTAAACGGATAGCATTGAATACTGGTTGATTAAAAGTCTTATATGTACCACCGTAAGTGGGTACATCCACTTTAGGAAAACTAATAGTAGGTTTTTGAATTGATACTACTTGTTGGGTGATATCTAAGCCACGGGGGGCAGATTCCTCAAGCCCCCCGAATGATATAAGTCTTACACGAAACTTAAAGCTTAGTTTGGGCTGAATAGCTGTACCTCTTCCAACAACAGTATCAATAGGGACACCGTATTTGCCAAACATATTGTATCCTTAAGCTGCACTGGTTGAATCAGGTAAATTCATAGTTCCATAAAGACTGGTTTGAATTGCAGTAGAATCGGCAAAGCTACCGTTATTACCGGAAATTTCAAAATAATGGAACGCATTATCGAAACGAATGGTAGTTGCAATCTGCAATGGTTCACCTGATGAATATTGGCCTTGACCCCAGTTAACATCTTCTAACCAGCAACCAGTTAAATGCCAACCTTCTAAAATGTTAGGGGATTCACCTTCACGGTTTTCACCATCCAATAATAGAATTTTAATTTGGAATTTATTACGACCAGAAGCAGCCGCATGACTTTGATGGTAGGCATTATACTGTTGATCTTTTTGTGATTGGATCAACTGTGCCACGTTACCTTCAAAATCATTACGGATGTTCATTGAAGTAGAACTCCAAGTATGTTTACCTTGAACATAGTAACGGGAAACATACGAATCAATCTGAATAGCTTCTTGTTGAAATTGCGGAAGGTTAATATCCACAATGTTTTTCGTTAACTCAAATTGAGAAATTCCAGAACCACCTAATGAAGGGGAACCAAGACCGATAAAAATAACTTTAAAACGATATGATAATTTAGGCATAATTGCTGCTGCCATATTACCATTTTCGTCAGGTACTCCATATTTGTTATAACTCATAATTCATTACTCCATGTTATAATTATATTTAGGAATTTTCCGTAATTCTTTCATAACGTATTTCTAAAACACGTATTTGTGTCTCTAAACTCCTAATGCTATTACTATCTTCACGTATCCGATCACGTATCCGCATCAATTCATCTTTTATTTCTGATACCTCAGTATTAATCGAATTAGAATTAGTATCTATTCTATTGGTTACTATTCTCATGTCACTATCCACTTTTCTTTCTAATTCAACCATACGATTAATTATTCTTTCTATATTTTCACTGCTTGCAGCAGTGTTGCTACTTAAAATATTTCTTAATTCTTCACTAATTTCATTAAGCTCATTACGCATTTCTGCCACTTGTTCCACATTATGATTGATGGTTTTTTCCATTTCCCCAAATGTATTGTTGAAATTGATAATCTGTGTTACAGATGTAACTATCGCAAATAT